TCGATAATGATGTCGCCGACGCTGCCGGGGGCAAAACCCATACGATCCATTGGCATAATTACTTCCTCTTTTTTGCAGTTTTTGCCGATTTACGGAATGCCGCAGCAGTCGGAGCGCCTTTAGTCCCCGGTTTGCGCATTTTCTCGCCCGATCCCGCCGCAATTCGTTTCCGCTTGGCGTGGATATTAGCGTAAAGACCCTTTTTGTGACTGCTCATCAACATTTCCACCGTTTAAGTGACGCTTTAGCCCTCTCAGCCGGGCCTTTGGCTTTGCGCACAACGCCGCGCATCCGAGCGCAAAATGACTTTTTACGGCCCGCTTCGGCCTTAGATTTAGGGTTTGGCGCGGGAGCTTTGAGTTTGCTACCCGTCGCACGATTGTACTTGGCGCGGCCCTTGGCGGTCAGTCCGGCTCCTTTGGAAACCGGCAGTTTTTCGCCTCGACCGACTGCCAAACTGACCGATTTACGTGCCATTTAGGCGCCCATCCAAGAGTTAACCATGCTGCCGGTGTCGCTTGTCGTGACGCGGCGCGGTCGTTCTCGATATTCGCGGTTTGCAACAGGGAAAGCGAATGTGCAGGCGAGAGCGTCAGCCGCATCGGGCGATGCCAGTCCGCGAGACTTCATTTCCTTTTTACTTTCCAACTGAATCGACCCTGCCGAATTCGGCTTTTGATGCGGTGCGAGGAGGTCGGCTTTCAGTTGGCGATCTTGCGGGATAGAGGCTGTTTGCAGCCATTCACGCATTTGCCCCCAGAGTTCGGCGCGTTTATTCGCGTACATCTGCGGGGTTTTAGCCTTCCAACTAAAGTTTACGCCCCTGACAACCTTATACCGCTGCTCTTTTAAGCGGTCAAGAATGCCATATCCGAGTCCGCCTTCATCGAGAACGACTAGGGCAGGATTGAACTCTTCAATCGCGTCAATGACTCGACCGACCGTTTCCATTGTGTCTTCACCTTGGTAGCGACGGATTGCCACCAGGTCTCTTCCTTGTCGGACAACAATAACCGTGCTGTCCGCGCCGCTTCGCGCCGGATCAACTCCGATGATGCGTGGCGCGCTATCGTCCCTGTACCGCTCGCGAGTTGCTGCACTTTCCACGTAGGAAGGAGGAATAAATTGGTCGGAGTCGTCGGTAGGGAACTGGCCGTAGACTTCGATTTTGGCTTGGCGCGAGTCCGCACCGTATTCGGCGATGATTTGCTCGTAGACCGCTTTGTCGGTGTCTTCGACTTCGCGGGCATCGATGTTTTGCGTGGACCAGAAGTTTCGTTTTGCATTGAAAGCCTCAAAAAAGTACCCCTCGTTACGACGCGGGTTGCTGAACGCGCACCAAAAACGGTTCGGCGTGTTTTCCGTAAAGAAGCCCGCCGTCACCGACCAAATGGAATCGGGAATGCCCGACGCCTCATCGAATATCACCATGACGCCATCGTGGTTGTGGACACCGGCATACGAATCCGGGTTTTCTTCCGACCACAGGCGGCCTTCGACGGACCAATAGCGCGTGCCTTTCTTGAGGTCGCGTTCAACGAGTTCAGCGATCCACTTGGCGGGCATCACGCGGGTGGCACTCAACTCAAACCAATGCGAGTTAATCAGGAGCGCCGCCCATTTGGTGATTTCTGCCCAAGTGACTGAGCGGAGCTGCGCTTCGGAGTTCGCCGAGACAATCGTGGTACTGCCGATACGGGTTGTGAGCATCCAAAGGATGAGCCACGACACCAGCGCAGATTTACCGATACCGCGTCCTGAAGCCGTTGCCATACGCAAGACTTCGTAAGAGGTAAGGTCTTTCTGTTTAGCGATGTGGTCGCGTACTTGGCGCAGCACCTGACGCTGCCATTTGCGCGGACCTTTAAAGTGTTCGAGGGGCGTATTCTTTTGCCCCCACGGAAACACGAATAGCACGAAGGCTTCTGGGTCGTCCTTGACGGCGGCAGACCAGAGCTTGCTCATTAGAGCCTGCTCGTCCTCCGGGCTATAGATTGGCAGTTGCATTAATCAATAAACTCGGAAATACGTTCAATTTGTTTGGGATCAATCGCAACAATTTGCGACGGCATGGAGCTTGCTGCAAATTCTGGGCGTTGGTAAATAAACCCATCAAACCCATTTTTCTTGAGCAATTCAACATCGAAGTCATTAATAACTTCTGGATTCATCAACCTAAACAATTTTCCTTGTCTAGCAGCGGCAAGCAGATTTTTTTCTTGTTCTTTCCAAGTATCTGCATGGGCCATAGTTTTTCCCGCCACAACGTCATCTACGCTGTTAGCAGCAACTAATCCGCCTTTGCTCAAAAAACGTGGGTCTTTTTTAATTTGCTCCAAAACCGCTTTTTCAGAAACAGGCAAAATTGAGCGTGGTACGGAACGCACGCCACTATTGATCTGCAAAACAGGCGCGGGGTTTTTGACTTTAACGTCGGCTTTAATAACGTGACGACCAAAAATTTGTGCCGTTGGGTCGTTAACGTCTGGCGAAAAGTAATAGCCTTGTGGACCAGCAAACGAAACGCCGATTTTGTTTTTTTCTTTACGAAACTCGCCTTCAAACGGCGTTGTCGTTCTGTGATACCCAATAATCTCTGACTTCACCGGCGCAGGTTGTCCACGCATTCCTGGCGTCACGTTCTCGCCGATCAATTCGCCAAGACCAAGCGCACCAGAAGCGGCTCGTTGGCGGGCTTCGCGAAGCATATCCAAAACAATACGCGGATCGTCGCTTATCTGACGCGCTGCCTCAAGCAAGGCTTTAGCCGTCACAACGGGCTGCGTCACCATTTGTTTGGTGCCTTCTAGGCCAGAAACAAATCCACGCCCAAGGCCAATAGAAAGGTTTTCGAGTTCGCGGCGCGGAACAAATTGCGTAGGCGGAGGCGGCAGTATTCCTGCGTCAAATGGCACAGGGACGCTATAAGCCAAAGCATTGTTAGGCGTAGGCGCAAGTCTATTCTGCGGGGGCATAAGAAGTCTCCGGCGTATACGCCAAGGATGCCGCTTGCGGAGCGTCTAATGCAACCGCTTCACCCTGCAATATTCTGCCCTGGATAACGCGAGACTCCGCTTCTTGCAGTGCCGCCGTGATGCTGATCTGGGATTTGATGTCGATGTTGATTTGCTGCTTCGGCATCCAGTCATGCAAATGGGTGAGGAGTGCCATAGCTGCCTTGCTATCTCCCTCCATAGCCGCTGTGCGCACAACGGAAGCCGCCTCAACCTCACTATCGGCACGACCTTTCGCCTCGGCAATGGATGCACGCTGATCTAGCGCCAGAAGCCGACGATACTCGATCGGCAACAACCCAGCAGCAAATGCCAAAGCATCACCTTTTACGCCGAGCTTGGCAGCATCGTAAATCCTGTCCAACACCTCCTGAGTCGCTTTCAACTCACGAGGCTCAAACGGTATAGATCGAAACGTATCGTCCATTACATCCCCAAGCTCAAGCGTGCAGGCTCATCCTGCCGGGAGGCCGCGATCCCGAACATCCGTCGGGACTGTGTGCCGAGGCGGAGTGCAAAGCGCAAGGGGGTAACGCTTGCACCTGTTGCCTTAGATGTCCGGTATGGACTAACCCACCACACCTTCAGTTTCCTCTCGGTCGCTGCGTGCGCATCACGCCAGACGCTGTAGCGCCGAAGATACACAACACAATGTGAAGTGACAAGAAAGGTTTGGTGAGAAATAAAAAAAAATTGTTCACGAGTCCTACCGTAACAGTAAAGGCAAATCCCCTGGCCCTGTACCCCCCACCCCCACCCCCTCCCTGCCCAAGGTTGTCTGTCCGCCTGGTGGTCGTAGCGTAGATGTCCGGACAATGTCAGGACACCAAACAAAGTGTAGCGCGTAAGCAACAAGTTTGTTGCGCAGATACCACACCACATGGTTATGCGAGAGTGTGGCGTAGATGCGACAGAGTGTTGCGTAGACGCAACGGAAAGGCTGGGCAAAAGGTGTGCCGATCCATAACCACAGCGTGGACGCAGAGTGATGGTAAGCCCTCAAAACAAGATGACCATGCGTAAGTGCATGACGCGAAAGGCTAAAAACCCATTTTCTGGTCATTTTTCAGAAAAAAGCCTAACTACTACTCTGTATTTTTCTTGCGTGTCACTTCCCTCCTTTATATATTTTTTACCATAACTCTCACTTCCCCCTTATTTTTCAACGACTTGCACATGGTCAACTCTAGGCTATCCGCTAGATGGTCACGCCTGCAGATTGCTACTTGCGCGTAAAGAATTGTTTTATGATGGATGCCGTCAGATAACTAAACCGAGGTTAAAACCATGTCATTCGATTACGCCGATTACGTCAAACACGCGCCCAAGTATGAAAACTACAAGACGGCACGCGTTGCCGCTCACGTTTTCACAAATGACGGCATAGACGATCTTGAGAAAGGTCAATTTGTCGCTGTTCGCTTTATGCATACCGCATACAACGGTTTGCGTCATCGCGTTGAACCAGTCTACGGCATCACCGCCAACGGTAAGACATGGGGCGTAATGTTCGCGTCATCGCTCGCCGACTTCGTTCTGTGAGGTGCAATCGTGAACGTCACCATTACCGCGCAAACGTCTAACCCCATCCGCAACGCTGCCTACCCGCGCTTCCGCGTCATATGGGGCTGCAACGCCGACAACGTGTCTACCTTTTGGACGGATTACCACGCCGCCCAATATGTCCGCGCCTTGACCCTCAACAACACACCCTGCCGATTGGAGGTGCTGCCGTGAAAATGTCCCCCATTTTTGGCGGGTTCGCCGTCCTGCTCCTTATCGCCTCCCCTTGGGTTGTGCCGTCCGCTGCGTGGATTGTCTACTCAATGGGCGCGACGTGTGTCGCCCTTGCTCTTATCCTGCGATTGTTCAACGACTAATCATTACTCACTAACTAAAAAGGAAATACACCATGTCAAACATCACAACCCTTGACCTCACCGCCGACATCATCGATGTGCGCGACATCATCGCCCGCGTCGAAGAACTGGAAAACGAGCGCGACAACTACACCGCGCCAAACCGTGACGGCTATCAAACCTCAATCGGGGCTGACGAAATTTGGCACAAAACGCACCTTGGTGATGCGGCAGAGTTGGCAACCCTGTGCAACATTCTCGCCGAACTGGTCGGTTACGGCGGCGACGAACAATGGCGCGGCGATTGGTATCCCGTAACTTTGATTCAAGACAAGTATTTCGAGGATCACGTCCGCGAACTGCTTGACGATTGCGGCCTTATCCCAAAAGACCTCCCGCACTACGTCGCCATCGATTGGGAGACGACCGCGCAGAATGTCCGCGTGGACTATACGCCCGTCGAGATTGACGGCCTTACCTACTGGTACCGCTGACATGAGCGCACAGCGATGGGAGGTGCTGACCCTTATCGGCAACCATTGGGAGAACGTGTGGAGCTTAGACGAAGAGCCGGAGACGTTCGCCAGTTATCAGGATGCATCAGTCGCACTCAAAGAGCATCTCTGGGAGTGCCAAGGGGCCGTGAAGGCCGGACACCTCGAAGATATGCCGACCCGTGACGCATTCCGCATTGCGCCGCACGTTGGGGAGGCCGCATGACCCGCACCACCCCAACCAAGTCCCCACGCCGCAGAACGTCGCCCCTGCCTATCAAAGAGCCGCAGGAGCTTTTAACCGACGCGCTAGTGTTGGGCTTGACAGCCGACACCGACCCCGAGGTTGACCGGGCCGTGGCGCTCGCGGAACGGATCGCCGTGCTGTGTTCTGAGTTTGAAATCTTCGCGGCAAAACGTGACGCGCTCACGCGTGTACGAATGCTCAAGGGGGCGACATGATACAGACAGAGGCTATTGAGGTGCCTATTCGGGTGCTGGCTGACGACGTAATGGACGGCGTAGACCGTGACGTGTCCGACTATGTGCGGTACAAATTCGGGGACGCGACTATTTCACACATCACGCTGACCGTACACTTGCGGGTATACACCGACGCAGAGAGGAGGGCGAACCGTGACGCTTGAAGAATTGCACCGGCTCGCAGAGGAGTGCGGCGGCCTATTGATACCCGACGAAGAAGACGGGCCAGAGGTCGTCTTCGACATTGACGCTTTCGAGAAGTTCACCGACGCGGTATATCGCTCGGGTACGGTATTCGGGTTAGACCTCGCGCAACGGATCGCCGACAAGGTACGGGTGACGAATGCGAAGTCTTAAATGGCTGTGGCGTCGATTCGCGCCATGGCCTCCGGAGTGGCCGTCAAACTCATGGCGGCGCGTGCCGCCTCCCAACTGGCGATGCTCTCGGGGTGGCTCTTACTGGTAACGGGGTGACATATGGGGTGGTTACTGTCTGATGATGAGCGGGCCGCGTTGTGGCCTTCTGACGAGTTACCGTGCGGCGAGGCCGCCAGACTCTGGCAATCGCCTGAGGCGCGTCTAAAACGATATGAGGACGCGTTAAACGGCATTCTAGCGTGCTATCCGGCCAGCCCTGCCATTTGTATGCTTCAAGCGGTAGCGGCGACTGCGCTCGGCAAGGATGACCTAGCACACGACCTCCTGCACCGTGCCGAACGGGCGGAGCGTGGCGAATGACCGCGCTCCTTGTGGCGGTTGCCGTGGCGGTAATCGTGGAAATTCTGACCGACTAATTACTTGACGACGTGCAGCCCCGGGGGTGACTCCACCATGTTGCGGAGTTGCGCCCGGGGTAGCTCGGCGAATTCAGGCGCAGCCCACAGATGCTTCGGGGACTGATGCTCCCCGCTATGCGCCCGGCCTATGTCCTTCCACCCCGCAGCCGTCAACGCTGCAAACATCGTCTCGCGTGAGACGACCTTTGCGCTGCCCTTGCTGATGGCGGCGGCTAACTCGTTCCATGGGCTGCCAACCACGCCACGAACGAACGGGCCTTCGCGATTCTTCGCAAGCTCGGCGATAAAGGCTTCGCCACCAGAGAGGCCCAAATCAACCATGGCAAGTTTGGCCTCGGTGACTGGCGGAGCGGCCCCAGGATTGAAAGCCGATACGTCACGAGCATCGAGCCACGCAGCCACATGAGCCATGCCGCCGTCGTAGTACCAGGCCCACAGGCGTTCGGCCTCATGCGGCGGAAGCGGCCCGGCGTCCGACCACACGACAAACCATCGACGATCCGTCGCCGGAATCGTAATAGCGGCGCGTTCGTTGCTGAAGGCCAGTACGAGAATGCGGTTCGCGACGTAATACGGGTGCTGCTGCTTTTTATTGACGAGCAAATTATCAGGCGGCGCGGCGATCACGGGCTTCAGCGCATTTTCAAGCGCACGCCGGTCGGTATTCGCGCCCTGCCGTAGTTCGTTCAGGACGATGACCTCAGACTCAAGCGAGTAGCCCCACGCACCGGCGACTTCCTCGGCCCGTGAGGTCGCCACGTTCGCAAGCGTAGAGCCGCCAATCGACCACAAGAAGGGCGCATAGAGCGTGTCTTTGCCCGACCCTGGCAGGCCGCCATGAAGGATCGCGTGGTTGATCTTTCGGTTCGGGTGCTGGCGCTTGTATGCGAGGACGTTGAGGACGTGTTCACGCTCCATCGGGTTCGGAATCATGCGCTCGACGTGGCGCAACCAGAGCGTCGCATCACCAGACACGCCCTCAGGCCGTGCGTCCTGCCAACGGTTGGCGTGGGGCTTGCCGCCCTTCGCCACGAGGACGGTTTCCCCGGCGGCGTAGGTCAGGCCGATGACGGCACGACTGCCAAGCGCATGGCGGTTCTCATCAAAAAAGGTCGCCGCCTCAACCCGCCGCGTCTTATTGTGGACGCTGTAACATGCCTGACCTCGCATAATCGCGTTGAAGGCGTTGCGCGGGTACTCCTGCCGCTCTAGCACATCGAAGTAGTAATCGCCCTCAGCAACGTAGACAAATCGCTTGAACCAATCAGCCGGTGCGAGGTCGGCGACATCGCTTGCGTTTTCCATATAACCCCTCTACGATGCCTCTCGACATCGGTTCTTTTGACATGACACCCTCTCTGCCCCGGTCGGCCCCCGCCTTCCGGGGCTTTTTTTTACCCCGTCACGCCGTGGCACTTCTCCGCCCAGCGCACTCCGGCGTAAAACGCGGCCTTCTCCGTTGAACTCCAATTATCGCCGAGAGTCTGCAATTTGAACTCAATCGCATCGTTACGCAGCGGCGACCCTTTCTCTGCAAGCATACACCAGGACGTTTCGTCCCCTTGCCGGTATGGGCAGATAGCTTCCTTTTCAGCCATGCAATTACTTCCTATTGCGATTCATGTAGTTGAGAAATTCATCCGACGGAATAAGGTTGTCTGCCGGGTAGGTGTACACATCGCCATCTACCCATTTGACAAAAAATTGATTACTAACTAAGCGATAACAGCCCGTCAATGAAATCTTCCCGCCATCGGCTTGGGTATAAACCAGGTATTGGTCTTTTGGGCAATCGCCCTGCACGGTCGTAAACGTGATATTGCTGTTATCACGGTTTGGTAACGTACCGAGGATCGTCGGCGTTTCTTGCGCTGCCGCAAACGGCATCAATGCAGCCAATAAAACGGTATAACGCTTCACGTTAAGCCCTCACTTCAAAAGGTAATGACGCCTGCCCCCGCAGGACGTACGCGGCGTAACGCTTGCCGTTACGCGTCTGGGTGACGGTTTCAATGTCCATGCCTTCCTTGCGCAGTTGATCAATACGGGCTGCCAATCGAAAGCATCCGAATTGATTGAGTGCGTCAATGGGAGTAATGGCCGCGCCGGATTGCAGCGCAGCCTTGATCTGCTGAGTCTGTGTCATACGGTTCCTTGCCTCTTGTTTGCGCATAGTGTTCTAAATACGTCCAATACGATCCGCTCGGTGTCGCGCTTGTTCGCCAAGAATGCGTGCGCCTTGAGCGCCTCAACGTACGCATCGTGCGCTTCTACGGTCTTCGGATGCTGTGCAGCGGCGGCTTGGCGCTCGGCTACCGTGCCGTCGGCGTGAGAGAAGATCGCCTCACGGGTTCGCTTAAATGCGAACTCCGCTCGTTCGACCTCTCCCTTCGCCACGGCTGCACGCTCGTCGGTGTCAACGAGAAAGCGCAACGCCTTTTCTGCCCTCTCTTCGGAAATCATCAGAATGCGATGTCGTCGTCTTTGAAGTCCGCCGACGCCCAGTTGTCTTCGGTCAGGCCAGAGTTAGCGGCCTTCTTCACAGCAGGCGGTGCGCCCTTCGGCTTGACCTTGATTGAGAAGTATTCGTTACCGTTGCGGCCTTTCTTCTTGTAAAGATCGACCCAGTAATTGACGCCACCAATCAGGCCGCTGCCTTTGTAATCCGCATCCGTGCGCACCCACTCGGTGCCGTCCGGGTTTTTCATCACTTGATCCGGGCGCTTGTCTTCGTTCGCAAATAACGTCGCCGTATTCGGTTTCGGTTCGTACTTCGTCTTCACAGGGTCATCTCCTTCAGGGCTTTAACCTTTTCGTCGAGTTCAGCCAAAAACTTCTGAACTTCGTCCTCTAGCACTTTGATCGTGTCGTCATCGCGCTCAATTCGCACGATTAAAAGTCGCAAGTTCTCCGGCATACGCGGGTCATACGACACCCAATCGCAGAACGTCGCCATGGCACAGGCCATCTGCCACTGCATCTGGTAGTAATACTTTTGCGGCGGCTCCTTAGTCATTAGGTATTCGATATGCTGCGCAGTGTTCGGGCACTTAATTTCAACTATGCCACTCGGTGGCACAGTGCCGTCGGGGGATGCGCCGGTCATCGGGATCGTCGGATGCGGCAGAAAGCCCACCTCGGTTACGAGTTCGCCGCGTGCGGCGCTATACGCATCACGGGCCATCGGTTCTTTTTCAATGCCCCACATCATGGCCGTGCTGCTAAAGCCTTCGGTCGGCTTGCCGGTTAGACGCTCGACAACGAGTTCGGCCAAGTAGTTGTTGCGAGAAGCGGCGTAGCCGGTCTTCGTGCGGGCCATCACATCTGCGATGCGTGATGCCGTCGCCTTACCGACACGAGCCTCCCACCATTCCGGTGTTCGCTGATCCATTAGTCATCTCCCATCAATGCTTTGAGTTCACGGATTTCACGCTCCAGGCGATAGATGCGCTCCTGCGCCAGTTGCGCACGCATCTCGGCATCGGCTCGGAGTTTAGTCTGCGAGCGCAGACGAATTGCCAGCACTTGCGAAAGTTCGGAGGCATCGTCAGCAAGTGCCATAACGTGCCCCACTAACTCGCCTTCGGTCATCCCTTCGTAGTAGTAGAGGCTCATGCGGATAACGCCTTCTTGCGTGCCTTGAACACGTCGATATGCGCTTCACGCACGTCCTGCGGGACGCTGTTGTAGAGCTTGTTGAGTTCGTCTGCCGTGGCGGTCGCGGCGATCTTGGCAAGGAGTTCCGCGTTCTGCGGCGCAGATACCTTGTGGCGGCCCTGTGCAGCCTCAGCGTCATCGTCAATCTGAGCAAGGCCGACAATCGCAGCGAGGGCGTAGCGGCGGGCGTAGGTGATGCCGCTGCCTTGTCCCTGCGGGCTGTCGTCTTTCGTCAGGATCGGGCAGTACGACTTGATCCACTCGCCGCTGCTGTGGGCAAGCGTAGTTACAAGAATGGCCCGGCCCTCACCGACCTCAATGGTCTGGATGACGGCAAGTCCGTTCTCACTGAGTTGCTTGCGGCAGGCGTCCCAGCACGCGGCAAGGTCGGCGTACTTGGACTTGAAGAATGGGTTGCTGCTGTCCTTGAGTGCGCCTGTGATGTTGGCTTGCGCCTTTGACAGTGCCGCTGCGAGGGCGGCGATAGATTCGGACTGATTCACTTGACACCTCCGAGTTCGGCACGGGCCTTGTCGATGGCGGCAATGATGTCGCGCAGCCCGTTGCTAAATTGCGTGGAACACGCGGATTCGATTTCGTTGACTTCGCGCAGGCTGGCGAGTGCATTCCAAGCGGCCTGCTCGACGCGCTGCTGCGCCTCCAAATAACGCTCGGTCATCTCCTGAAGGTCACGACCTTCTTGTGCTTCGTTCATCGGTTGTCTCCTAAGCGGGGCCAATCCCCGTAGCCAATCCTACGCTCTCTAGCGGGCTTGTCAACACCTCTTGCGTAGCGTATCGTCCGCGTCATGGACATCGACAAACTCATCAAGCATTTCGGCAGCGTCAAGGAAATGGCTAAAGCCCTCGACGTTTATCCTCAGGCTATTTACCAGTGGAAAGAGGGCGGCATCCCCCTGCTGCGGCAGTATCAAATCCAAGTCGTCACGAAGGGCCGCTTCAAGGCCATCGAAGACGGATACCGAGGACCGATATGAACAATCCAGTCACGACATCAAGCGACATCACTTACGCCAGCCAAGCGGGCATGAAGCATTGGGATGAGAAGGTCGGCACCGTTATCGGCAAGTTGCATCTGGCCGACGCCTACCTTGCCCGCATCACCGTGGGTGACTGGCAGCAGCGCCGGGAAAAGACGGAGTGGCTGAAGGGTCAGGTCGGGCCGCTCGTGCGAGAGGCTGACCCGGCAGCGATCCTCGGCGACTCTGGACTCACCGGGTTAGTCCGCAGCCTATGGGGTGAGCCAGGCGTGACCCGACTTCGTGATAAAGTCAAGGCGTGCGCTACGCCAAACGTCGAGACAACAACCACGCCGAAATAGTCTCCGCCCTAAGACAGTGCGGGTTTGAGGTCATCGACTTCGCCAGTGCCGGACACGACATCCCCGATATACTCGCCGTAAAAGCCATTACAGACGACCTGTCGTGGGCCTGTTGGGTAGAGGTGAAGTCTAAGAACGGACGGCTCTCAGACGGCCAGAAGCGGTTTCAGGCCATATTCCAACCGAGGGGCGAGTGGTACGAGGGCCGTGACCCCGAGGAAACGGTCGCCGCGCTACAGGAAATGTACTTGAAGGCAGCCCGATAAAACATTATTCTGTGCCCATGGTCGGCACTTGGAAAGAACTCAACGAGTCCATCGCCTCAATGACCGAGGACGATGTGAAATCATTTCTTGACGCGGAACTCACCGGCAAACGCCGCTGGACGATTGTGAAGCGTCTGCACCAGAGAGCGTGCGCCCTCCGGGCAGCGCGTGAGCGGGCAGTGCTTAAAGCCGCTTGCGGAGGAAGGTCAGATACTCCGCGCCCTGTTCTGGCTCCCACCACACTTTCACCATATCAGGGTGATCCGGCGGTAGTTCCGGGTTAATCGTCGTCAGGCAGCACGGCGAGAGCGTGTTGTCCCTGAATCCCTTTTCCTTGGCGAAACGGTCGAAAACCTTATAGCTGCTCACCTTGATCGCGTGCATAGCGATGCCGTGGATAGGGTCTTTCAACACTGAGTACGCCGATTCGTGCTTGTGCCCTGCGACGTAGATATGGTCACGGGTGCCCAAGACTGCCGCCTTCATCGGGCCGTGCGCCGGGTTCCAGATTGACGAACCGGAGTGGTCGTGCCGAGCGTTGATGCGCACTTCGGTCTTGTTCGGGAACTTGAGCGCAAGACGGGCTTCCGACGACTTGTACAGCGCATTCTGTTGGCGTGCGATCCAACGCAGCGGGTCGCCCGCGCCTGACCACAGGTCGTGGTTTCCGCCAATCATGTAGAGCCAGCGGCAGCGGTTGACGAACCATTCGGCCAACTTCCACGACTGCGCCGCTGACGTACTCTGCTCGCCGTAAAGCCGCGCCAAGCGCCCCGTCCAGTTGTTGGTCGTATCGCCTACGTTGGCGGCAAACAAACCCTCAGTGTTGTTGACGAGCGCCGTGTGACGCTCAATGGCTTCGATGTCGCAGCCGTCGTCATCGACGTGCGGGTCGCCAAAATGCAGGATGCCAATCGGCCCAGGTATCGTTATGCGAATTGGGATGAGCTTCGAGGCTTCTTCGTATTCGCGCTTGTGAGCGAACTGACGCTTACGGATCGCTACCAAGTCTTCGACGCTGATATCGTCTTCGGGCAACGGGGTAAACTTAAATTCTTCAGGCTTCTTGTCGAATCGTTCGCGGATGGCATCGCCTGGATGATACGTTGAGGCCGGAACATCCAAGCCCTTTGCCATCATCGTTTGCGTTCGGTCGATTACAGCGCGAGGGCTGATACCCAAGATCATGGCCGCTTTGGCACGAATGCCATTGGTTTCTTTTAGTGCGGCTAAGATTTGTTCATCGGTGCATCG